CAAACCAGTAGAATTCATTTACTATATCATCAACTACTTTTTCTATATCTACATACTTTGTATTGTCTGCTTCTATAATGTTTTTTAGGTCTTTATCAATTAGTAAATCTTTGTCAACTCTTATAGTATCAATGAATATATTGTGCATCATCTTATATATAAACGCTTTATTTAAAGAATCGTTATATAGAATATCATTAATTTTTACTTTTTTACTATCAATTTTGCTATGTAAAGAAATATAAAAGTCGTGTAATAAATCTTTTGCTGGTATTTTACTGTTGCTGGTTATTTCCTCAGCCATAGATAGCCAAGTTTTTTCATCTTTAACCAAGATGTGTAATATGTTATTTACTTCTGTACTCATCTAATTCAAGAAGTATATTTACAAAATCATCGTATTGTAAAGCAATGTAATCTTTTTCAAAGTTTTTAGTAAATACTACTACTGGTGTTTTTAGTGTACCACGTGCATCACCTTCACTTTGTTCTAATGCTTTCCAGATATTTAGTTTCTCTTGGTTTTTACATTCCCAGCTATATTCAGATAGTATTCCGCTTGTGGTCATAATATCGCCTTTAATACTTAATCCACCAGAGTTAGGTGTTCTTCTTATATTTGTATCAAACTTTTTAGCTAAATCTTTTGCAATTTTTAACTCGAATCTTTTACCTTTTTGATTTGCGTTTAAACTCATAATTTTTGAAAATGTTTTCTTATTATTGCTCCAAGTTCAGCATTATTAGGATATATTCTACACAAAAAAGCAATGTTGTACTCAAGAGGAGAATCATCACTACGATAGTGAGAGTCCTTCGTTTGTCTGTATTCATTTAATGTTCTCTTTTTACTTTTCAAAATATCTTTTTATTATTACAACAATTAAAGAACCAGAGATAAAACTGGTTATGTGTGATAGTATTAACATTAATAATATAGTTTTCATTTCTTAAATGTATTAAATTTTTTCTTAAGTTCTGCAGTTTCTTTATATGCTTTTACATTTTGCATTGTTAATAATGTTTGTTTGTTTTTCATTTCATCAACCATTAACCTCAGTTCCAACATACATTTTAAACTACTTTGCAACGTTTCTACCGCGTCCAATTTACTTTGTGTTACATTACCACTCTTTAAACCCTCTTGAGCTTTTAAAAGCAATATTTCTAATTTGTTCTTTGTTATTGTATAATCTAAATCTGTCATTGTTTTAAATCTTCTGAGTAAAGTAATTCATCACCAAGTTTTTTATCTAATGTTTTTATGGTTCTGTATATATCTATGCTTTTTCTTTTAACTTCTTCTTTTTCTGCTTTAGAAGAATCAGTTCCTAAGTGTGCATATAAACTACAATCTATTTCAAGTAATTTATCTATTTTATCTTTGTTAGTCCAAGTTTTAAATTCTAAAAACTTTTCTATGTCTTTGTATGTGTATCTCATTTTTTTTGTTTTAAAATAATCTTATTTGTGTAATTGTTTCATAACTTGTATCATAATTCTTATTATCTCCTTTTGGATATGGCATAACATTCCAAATAAAGTTTCTCATCATATCTTTTTTTTGTTTTTTGTTGCCTAAAAAAATTACATATCTATTTTTAAGTTGCATTTTGATAACTTTACCACCAATATTTATAAAATTTTGTTCTACTGTTTTTTCCTTATTAAATGGTAGATTTTTATTTTTAAACCAATAATCTTTTATATGTCTTGTAGTGTATTGTTTATTATTATAAACATATTCTTTAGGAGAACCACCTTTACCTGTAAACATAAAATTTAAAGCTTGATATGTGTAACCATTATGTCCATTGTTTGGGTCAGAATATGATACAACAATTAATGGTTTTGGTAATAATTTAAAAGTTTGAGATACAAACCAACTTTGTACGTTTTTTTCTAAATTATCATTTTTTATTAATCTATTTAATTCAATTGAGTTTTTTTTATATTTTAATCCACAACATAACAAAACATTTTCAGCAGGTGGTAATCCATAAGTGCAAACACCAACTAATTTATCCTTATTAAATAAACCAAAAGAATAAACAATATTTGGTATTCTGCCTGCATAATGTTTATAAATTAACCATTCTTTACATTCAAAAGATTTAATAGATTTTACATTATATTTATTCTTAATGCTCATTGTTTTTGTTTTAATACGTTATTACCACCAATTGTAAATCCTAAACCACTATTGTAATCAAAACATAATGGCTGGTCAAGAGTTGGTGTTCCTCCTGTTTCTTTGTCTTTAATTTTTTCTACTCTTACTTGTGTCATCATCCAGCTTTCAGGTGAATTAATAAATCTATGTATAGAAAGAAAAGAATCGCAACGATTCGCAAATACTTGGCCACCCTCAACATCAGATTTTCTTGGTGGTTGTATATAACCAGCATATTCGTGATTTGGAGGAAATACTCTTCTTGCTGATTCTGTCATTGGGTGAGTCATTACATAAATTGATTTACCAGTAGTATTGCAAAAATCTCTTATATCATTACATATTAAATAATTGCGTTCATATTGGTTTACTCTTCTATCGTGGTTTAAACCAGTAAAGGGGTCAAGTGCAAATGAATCACAATTACTTTGCTTAAATATCTTTAATAAATCTTTATGGTTATACATTTTTTTATTACTAACAAAAGTAAACCACTCTGAAATTTTATTATTGTATTTATCAATTTCATCTTTACTTAATTCAGCTAATTTACATTGTGCATACATTTGAATTAAATCTCTTGTTAATTGTCCAGAACTATTTTCTCCTGACCAAATACACCATTTAACATTATGTTTAATACTTAAGCATAAAAAGTACCATAACATAAAAAAAGTTTTACCAACATTATCTAAACCAACAATTACAGTAAAGCTACCACGCTTATGAACATACCACTTATCAAACTCATTACCAATTTCTAAACCACGTTTGATTTTGCCTTCTTTAAAAGCATATAAGTATTTTAAGTTATCTTCTTTGTTAACTATCATTTTATAAAATTTGTAGTTAAATAAGGGTCTTTATTATCTTTTCTTATCTTATCTTTTCTTAATGCTTGAGCCCTGCTTAAGCCCCCCTTCTTTCCGTTGCTAACATTTCGCTTGTGTTCTACTAACCTTTGCTTATACTGTTCATCAAGCCATTTAATACTAATAGCTTCGTTTTCTATCTTAAACAACTCAGCATCTAACAATGTACTCCATTGTTTAGGTATTAATGATTTAATTTGTTTTCTTGTAACATTACATTCTTTGCTCCAGTAGTAGCAGCAAACTTTCATAAATGCACCTTGTACATCTAAGTCCATAAATGATATTGAGCCTGTTATCCATTGATTAGGATAAAATTTAAAGTATGGTAATTCTTTCATAATATAATTTGATTAAAAATTGTGTTTGTAGTTTGTTCTTTCGCATTGTAATTTATAATATTCAAAAGCTCTCATACCAGTAATATGTGAATCAGTTGGCACAAAATATTTCCAACCTTTGCTTTTTCCGCGATTAATATAATAAAAAAAATAAGCAGCTAACTTTCCTGTATTCTTTTCCATTATAACAGTTGCTGTATGGTCAGAGGTTGGTATTGCTTCTTTTACCTTGAAATTTTCATTATTATAATTACCTTCCCTTTCTTTATTTGAATATAATTTTGCTATGTAATTAGCTTTTTCATTTAATTCTTTTGCGATTTCTTTATTCATAATACGCTTTATTTTTAGCTTCATACTTGTAGTAAGCAAGTAGCTCTTCTTCGTTAAGTGATTCTTCTGTGTATAGTTTATCAAAAGCGAAGGATACGTTTTTAATATCCTTCACTTCTTCTTTTGGTTGTATATAATCAATATACTTAAAATCTTTCTTTTGGATTTTAAATGCCTGCACCAATGAAATATAAGTAATATTATACTTCTTTGCTATCTCTGGCATCGTGTAACCGTTCATCAACATATTTTGTACATCCAACGAACTCAAACCCAATGCGGTTAAGATTTTTGATTGTTTCATAATACTTAAAAGGGTAAATCGTTTGAAGTACTACTTGCTTCAGCTTTAGGTGCTTCTGCATCTGGTTTCCAAGTATCTACACTAATACTTACATTTTTGCCATATTGGTCAGCTTCATCTTTTAAATTAATATTTAGCTTGATGAATTTGTTGCCATTATACTCTTGTATGTAATCAGCGATTTTACTTGGATTAATAGTTACTTTAAGCCACTTTGGATTCATAACTTTACCACTTCCACAATATATTGTTTCTTCTTTTTTATCCATTGTTATTTGTTTTTGTTGTTTATAATCTGACATAAAATGCCATTCTTTTTTAATCATTAAAATCTATATGTTATTCCTACAGCTACAAAAAACCCTCCTGTAGCTATTGCAAATGTATTAGGATTTAAATTTAACTTCTGCTTATGCCACAACATATTAGTTGTTCCAGCAGTCATTAAAGATAAACCACCTATGATTGCAAGTTTTTTCATAATATTTCTTCTGTTTCTGTTTTTACTTCTACAATATCACTTGAGTAACCTTCAGGCTCTCCATTCCACTCTTTAAATTTATCTGTATAATAATCATAATCCATCCAACCTTTAAATAATAAACTATCATCTAATTTATATATCTGTACATTAAATGGAGTTGTAGTTTCTATTGCTACAATGTAAGCATCAGTATCTTTGTCGTATTGGTCTTGATACATTGCTAATTGCATTTTATAATCATTATAGTATAAATCACGTTCAAAGCGTTTTCCAGCATCATTAGTGGTTTTTATATCTACTACACACTTTCTACCGTTAAACGTTGTTAGAAGGTCTGCAAAGCCTTTAAAATTAATATCTTTATGTTGCCATTCTAACTTAATTTCTGTTGCTTCTTTGTTCTGCATCATTTCAGTTAGTACTGGGTGTAACATTGCATTGTTAATTATCTTGTT